AGATATGATTCATATTTTTGATGCTATTCAAATTGAAACAGAGAAGAAAGCAATTTGGGAAAATCAAGTACTAGACAATGAAGTTAATTTGCTTCTTGAGTCTAATGGTTTTAAATTAGTTGACAGAGTAGATGTATGGAAGAATCAATATGATTCTTTATACATCAACACAAATAAAAATTTTAGTTAAATGGATATCAGAAAGATTTCAATAGGTCCCGACTACAAGGGCAGTGCTATGCACTACATCGTTGGACAACGTGTGCTCGGTGACACAAATGAAATTCATTTGATTAAATTTGACGAGTCCAAGAGCTCATTCAAAATATTTATTGTCAACGATAAATTAGAGGTAGTTCTTTGGAAAGAGTTCAATTCAACAATTCCAATTGCAATCGAATACAATATAAACATTTAATGAAATCCCCGTTCTATTTCATATCTAAGCCTATTGATGGCAAAAGATATAGTAACACAAAAGAGATTGGAGGAGTCGAATTAATAGTAAGCACATCAGAAGAGGACCACAAGTTCTCCAATAGATTTGCTGAAGTAGTTGAAACTCCTCTAGGGTATAAAGGCCCAATTAGTCCCGGAGACATTTTACTTGTTCACCACAACGTGTTCAAGTTTTACAATGACATGAAGGGCAGACAAAAAAGCGGTAAGTCATTTTTTAAAGATGACTTATTTTTTATTGAGCCTGACCAATTCTTTATGTACAAAAGCAATGGAGTTTGGAATTCATACGATAGATATTGTTTTGTAAAACCTATTAAGGCTACTGAGAGCTATATTAAAAAGCCTTTTAGTGAAGAGCCTTTGATGGGGATTATGAAGTATCCAAATGAATACCTTATTGAGCGTGGCATCAAAGAAGGAGATATGGTTTGTTTTAGCCCTGATAGTGAATACGAGTTTACAGTAGATGATGAAAAGCTTTATCGAATGTATGACCACCAAATAACAATCAAATTATGAATCTAATTGCATTCGATGACGTACTAAAAGAGCCTAAAAATTATGTATCAGACATCTATTACCACGGATTTCAAGATGTGGAAGACGGACTCAACGTCTTCCAAAACATACAACTTAGAGACAGTAACGATGACTTTGCCAAATTTGTCTCTCAATTATTTCCTGATTATGAAGTCAGATTTAATTTCGTCAGAAGGTCACCATTAAATCAGAGTGAGCCTAATTTCATCCATACGGATGAGATGATGGGAGACATTACTTGTATATTGTACTTAAATGAATTGTCTCCTGTTGAAGACGGGACAACTATATACGATGAAGATAAGAATCCATTAGTTGTGGTTTATTCTAAATTTAATAGAATGATTGCTTTTAATTCTGATGTCTTTCATTCTAGAAACATATTTGAGAACTTTGGACATGAGCAGTCAGCTAGATTAATTCAGGTTATATTCTTAAAAGCAAAATGAACATAATACAGATAGATTTTCCTTCAAGTCAATACATAGCAGAGGAACATCCAAAGACTCAGGTGTATTTGCATCATACTGCAGGAAATCCTAATGGTGTTGGAACATTTGCTTGGTGGTCTTCTAACTCAGAAAGAGTGGCTACTTGCGTGTGCATATCAGGTATAGGCAAAGGATGTGTAGATGGTCAGATTGTACAGGGCTTCAGCTCTAAGTATTGGGCATATCATCTAGGCTTGCAGAAGAGTGTCTTTAGCAGTAGAAAGATTCCGTTTAAGCAATTAGATAAGACTAGTATAGGAATTGAGATATGCAATTGGGGTAATCTGAAAGAAGTAAATGGTAAGTTTTATAATTACGTTGGCAGAGAAATGACCAATGGGATTATTAAACTAGACAAACCATACAAAGGATTTACTTATTTCCATGACTATACAATTGCTCAGATTGAATCTGTTGAAAAGCTTTTGCTTCTTTGGAATAAAAGATATGGCATTCCATTAGATTATAACGAAGATATTTGGGATATTTCATCTAGGGCATTGAAAGGTGAGCCCGGGATATATACACACAACTCTGTCCGTAGAGACAAGATTGACATATACCCGCATCCGAAAATGATTGAGATGTTAAAAAGTTTAAAATGAAAGAGATTAAACTTAGAATCATTGCTGCAGGATACAAAGCCGTTGACGAGTTAATTAAAGTAGCGGAAGAAAGCGTAGTGAAAAGTGGTGATGAGGAGGGCGAGCTAGCAGCAGATAGATTAAAGAATGCAGCAGCCACAAAGAAACTAGCGATATTTGATGCTTTCGAGATTCTTAATAGAATAGAGTCAGAGAAAGAAAGCTTAGATTCGATTGATAAAGGCATAAGTAAAACAGATACAAAACAAGGTTTTGCAGAAAGAAAATCAAAACAATAATCTACTCAGGGTATTAAAGAATGCTATACCTTCAGCTGTCATCTCTAACAAGAATAGAGTGCGGTCTTGGATATATGGCTATAATGAGCAGTACGATGTTGTTGTAATATCTAAGACGGGTCATATAGGTGAGATAGTTGAAATCTCAGGATTGAGGATTGCTCTACCTGCAGCACCTGACAAATGTTTTCAAAGAGACGCTAAGAAAGAAGAGCAGTATTGGGAACGTCAAGATATACCAAGAGACCTAGCTAAGATTCAGTCTATATTCCAATGGAATGAAAGGCCAAAGGAATTTAAAGATAGGTGGGTAGATTACATTGAGAAAGAGTTTGACTATAGAGAGCAGGGATTTTGGTTTATGAACAATGGGGTGAAGACCTATATCACAGGCTCACACTATATGTACCTCCAATGGTCTAGTATTGACGTAGGATACCCTGACTTCCGTGAAGCCAATAGAATCTATTGGATATTTTGGGAAGCTTGTAGAGCGGACCCAAGAAGTTTTGGAATGGTCTACCTAAAGATTAGACGTTCAGGATTCTCCTTCATGTCATCATCTGAATGCGTGAACATAGGTACACTTGCTCGTGATTCTCGTATTGGTATTTTGTCAAAGACAGGTGCTGATGCCAAGAAGATGTTTACCGATAAGGTTGTCCCAATCAATAGCCGTCTTCCATTCTTCTTTAAACCAATCATGGACGGTATGGACAAGCCAAAAACTGAATTGGCATTTCGTGTCCCTGCTGCAAAGATTACAAAGAAGAATATGTATGAATCAGATGATTCAGAAATTGATGGACTTGATACTACTATAGATTGGAAGAACACAGAAGACAACTCTTATGATGGTGAGAAGCTATTGTTCTTAGCACATGACGAAAGTGGTAAGTGGACAAAACCTGTAAACATCAAGGAGAATTGGCGTGTAACTAAAACTTGTTTACGATTAGGTAGTAAGATTATTGGTAAATGCATGATGGGTTCTACATCAAACGCTTTGAATAAAGGTGGTCAGAACTTTAAAGACATTTACGAAGAGTCAAATGTGAAGACTCGTAATGCTAACGGCCAAACCAAGAGTGGGCTTTATTCCATATTCATTCCAATGGAGTGGAACATGGAAGGCTTTATTGACTTGTATGGTCACCCTGTATTTAATAAGCCTGATAAACCTATCAAAGGAGTTGATGGTAATTGGATTACAAATGGAGCTGTAGATTATTGGGAAGCTGAAGTTGATTCATTGAAGAATGACCCTGATGCATTGAATGAATTCTATCGTCAGTTTCCTAGAACAGAAAGCCATGCTTTCCGTGACGAGAGCAAGTCATCAATATTTAATCTGACTAAGATATATCAGCAGATTGATTACAATGACTCCATGATTAAGGAGCATTACCTTACTCGCGGGTCCTTCTCTTGGAAGGATGGTATTAAAGATACTGTGGTCATTTGGACTCCTGACCCAAGGGGAAGATTTAATGTAAGTTGGTTCCCTCAAAAACATTTACAGAATAATGTTCACATACGTAATGGAATTAAGTATCCCGGCAATGAACATATTGGGTCATTTGGATGTGATTCATACGATATATCTGCTGTGGTTGGCGGACGTGGCTCTAACGGAGCGTTACATGGAATGACTAAGTTTCACATGGATGATGCTCCTGTGAATGAGTTTTTCCTAGAATATATTGCAAGACCACAGACTGCTGAGATATTCTTTGAAGAAGTATTAATGGCTTGTGTATTTTATGGGATGCCTATTTTGGTAGAAAACAATAAGCCAAGATTATTGTATCATCTTAAAAACAGGGGATACAGAGGGTTCTCAATCAATAGACCTGACAAACAGTTTGCTAAATTGACTAAGACTGAACGAGAGTTAGGCGGCATACCAAACTCCTCAGAAGATGTTAAGCAATCTCATGCCTCAGCTATTGAGTCTTACATTGAGAAATTTGTAGGATTAGATTTAGAAGGAAAGTATAGAGAAGCAGACTTAATGGGGACGATGCCATTCACAAGAACACTTGAAGATTGGGCTAAATTTGACATAAATGATAGAACAAGATTTGATGCTTGTATTAGCTCAGGGCTTGCTATAATGGCAAATCAAAAGCACCTATATGTGCCTGAAAAAAAAGAATCGAAATTAATTATTAACTTCGCTAAATATAAGAACGAAGGGGTAATAAGTCAATTGGACAAATGAAGAATATAACAATCCAAATTAATGCCGTGTCTTTTCCAAGTCAATTGGCTACGGATGCAGAAAAGGCATCAGATACCTTTGGTTTACAAGTAGGTCAAGCTATACAATATGAGTGGTTTAGAAAAGATGGCAGCAACTGTAGATACTATGGTCAATGGCAAGATTTTCGTAGACTAAGACTATATGCTCGTGGAGAGCAGCCTATTGGTAAATATAAAAATGAATTAGCAGTTGATGGAGATTTATCTTATCTAAATCTAGATTGGACTCCTGTACCTATTCTCCCCAAGTTTATTGACGTAGTTGTTAATGGTATGTCTGACCGTTTATTCAAGGTTAAAGCATACGCTCAGGACGCTATGTCTCAGGCAAAGAGAAGTAAATATCAAGACTTGCTTGAAAGTCAAATGATAGCAAAGCCTGTTCTTGAAATCATTCAAGAGGAAACAGGTGCCAATCCTTTTATGATGGAGCCTGAACAACTCCCTCAATCAGACGATGAGCTATCACTATATATGCAGCTTAATTATAAGCCTGCTATTGAGATTGCTGAAGAGGAAGCTATCAATACCATATTTGATGAGAATCATTACGATGACATTAGAAAACGAATAGATTATGATTTAGCTG